AGGAGCAGCTGCAGGTACCTGTGCATATCCCAAAAATCCTGAAAAAAAATCAGGATTTTTTCAGTTTTTTGTCTGTGGATAAGTATAAAAATAATCCCAATTAATCCCAATATATTACTTGCGATTGTTGGTTAAATCGGCACTATAAAATAATGATTAAAAATAAAAAAGAAAAAACAATCCTCATGTATGGAGCGTTAACTTTTTGTCAGATCTTTAATTTGTTGATGTCAAACGTAGATAGTTTCTTGTTTGTTAGATGTGTTTCAAAACCGTACTGCAAATTAAACAAGGTACAAAAAGCACTTTTTTATAATTTTTCGTAACTCTTTAAAACTGTAAATAAGAATTACCTAGTATTTTTTCAAGAGGGTTGTTTGCCTAATTTTCAGAAAGCAGAAAGGAAGGTTAATATGCCAAATGAAAATAATACTACTACTAATAATACAAATGAAATTTTTGTTTGTGAAAATTGTAATGAAACGTGTTCATTAAGTGTACGTGCTGGAAATGATATAGAAAATTATGAAGATGTATGCGAGGATTGTCTATCTAGTGATTTTAGATATTCGGATAGGCGTGATAGTTATATTTTGCGTTCTAATTGGGATGACGAAATACATGAATATGAACTAGATGAAGATAATTATGATGATGATGAAAGACCAGAACAAAGCGAACATATTTTTGCTTATTGTTCTGGTAGTTTTAAAAATACTACACCCTTATTTAAACCTTATGAAAGTGAAAGTTTTAATAATAAAACTTTAACTTTAGGGGTTGAAGATGAGGTACAAGTCAGATCATCTTCTAGGTTATCACGTAGCGATTTAGCATATAATATAACTCAAAACGATTTGAAAAACTTTGCAATTTGCAAGGAAGATGGATCAATAGGTTATGGTTTTGAAATTGTTTCTAAACCAGCAACTTTTGAATATCATAAAACGGCTTGGGATATATTTTTTGATAATACTGCTAAATATTTACGTAGCTATAAAGACAGACAGACGGGTTTACATATACATGTAAATCAATCTTTTTTTTCTAAAGTTGGTGTGGGTAAAATTTTGGAATTTATTAACAGCGATATAAATAAATCTTTTGTTGATGATATTTCTGGTCGAACTGCAACAGAATATTGTGAACGTAATGACAATTTAAAAGTAAAAGATGTCAATACTTATCGCGATAGGGGAGCATTTCACCCTTATGTAACACGAACTAAAACACATGAATTTAGATGTTTTAGTGGCAATGTTAAGAAAGAAAGTTTTTTTAAAACTTTAGAATTTGCTGTTGCTATGTCTCATTATTCAATGACAGAATGTCCATGTTACAATATCAATTATAGAGATTTTGTTTCCTATGTTCGTTCATATCATTTTCATTATCCTTATTTGTTTAATTGGCTCATTCAAAGGGGTTATTTTAAAAGTATGGAATTGAAAAGACTAAAACTTAAAACAATTTTTTACAATAGAAGGAGAATATAATTATGTGTTTAATAGTAGTAGGAAATAAAAACGATGTTATCCAACAAAAAAGCATTTTAGAAAATGCTATTAAAATCAACAACAATGGCTTTGGCTTAATGTATTTTAAAGAGGATAACATTGTATCGAAAAAAACTTTGTCAAAAAAGTTTAGTGATGTAGAAAATTTAATCAAGTCTGTGTTGGACGATTGTTCAAGTAAACTTGCATTACATTTTAGATTTGCAACAGAGGGTGTGGTTGATAAAATCAACACACACCCTATTCCAATTCTTTTGAAAGAAAGGGAAGGAAGGGCAATCTCTCTAATGCATAATTCACCTATGTTACCCACTGCATTAATTGACAAGGATCGTTCAGATACTCATCAATTTGTTAAGTATTATTTAAAACCCGTTTTAAAATCTAACCCCGATTTATTATACAATGAAAAATGGTTAGAGCAATTAAGTAGAGATTGCGAGGGTTCAAGATTAGTTTTTTGTGATGCAAAAAATAGAAGTTTTATCTATGTAAATAAAAAACTATGGACAAAAAAAGATAAGGTCTGGTTTAGTAATGACAATTCTTTCCAGACTAGTTCATGGGGTTTTGGTCATAACTATAGTTCCAATTGGAACAATTATAAAGGTTATGATTATGATCCAGATGAAAGTGAAGATATACAATATAAAACAAAATCAATTTCTAATGGCGATCAACAAGAATTATTCAACATGGATGATTTTTTAGATATGCCTTTAGATGATGAATTACTTTTACACATGGATGAAGATCAAATTAAACAATACGTTGGAAAGAATAGCGATGAGGTTATTAACTTTCTAACAGAATTTAAATATGGTCTTTATCAATAACCAATAACCAAGCCATTGGTTAAGGTAAGCGACCCTCTTGAAAAAATACTAGGTAACAATTAACAATTTAACAAGAAAGGAATATCATGTTAAATAAATTTCAAGATCAATATCTTTTAGCAAGTGTTGAAAGATTAGAGGATATTAAAAAGAATATAGATAAAACTATAAGCGATATTAAAAATATTAACCCTCGTTTATTTTCTTATCCTAAAGTTGCCAGATATTTATCTGGTAAGTATGACCCTACAATTACAGAATAGAATACTAATGGCTTAAATCTTTTATGATCCAGCGATACAAATCGCTGGATCAAGAATTACTGAAGGCGATTGCCTTTAGGTACTTACGATTTAAACTCAAACTCAAATAGTTATCAGTTTCACCCCCACCCCCCTAAATAGAAGAAAAGGTACTTCCTATCGCTGTCTTTACTCCTAATTGATATAAACATAGAATATGGTAAAACATTTAATATGAAATTTGACCCCCAACAGCTTCAGAATGTATCGGATAATGATCTTAAAATTATTCTTAAAAAACTTGAAATGGAGTATCAGCAGACAACCCAAAAAAATTTTTTAATGTTTGTTAAATCCGTTTGGAGAGATTTTATCCAAGGAAAACATCATATTAAGTATGCGGAAAAACTTGAAAACGTTGCCAATGGTACCTTAAAACGCCTTATCGTGAACATGCCCCCAAGGCACACAAAATCAGAATTTGCGTCCTATCTTTTTCCTGCCTGGTTCATAGGAAGAAATCCAAAAGCCAAGCTGATGCAGACCACCCATAACGCGGAGCTCGCCTTTCGGTTCGGTCGCAAGATGAAAAATTTAATTGATTCCCCTGAATACCGTAAAACTTTTCCTGACGTTAAACTTGCTTTTGATTCAAAGGCCGCGGGCCGGTGGGAGACAAACCAGGGAGGGGAGTATTTCGCCGCCGGTGTTGGTGGTGCCATCACGGGCCGTGGTGCGGATTTACTGATTATTGATGATCCGCATTCGGAACAGGACGCGCTCTCCGAGTCCGCCCTGGACAACGCCTATGAGTGGTACACCTCGGGACCGAGGCAGAGGCTTCAGCCCGGGGGAGCGATTGTCGTTGTGATGACGAGGTGGTCAACAAAGGATTTGACGGAGCGTCTGCTCCGCAACCAGTCCGAGCCGATGGCGGACCAGTGGGAGGTCATTGAGTTTCCCGCCATCCTGCCGAGCGGGAAGTCGCTCTGGCCGGAGTATTGGGAAAAGTCCGTGCTGATGCAGACCAAGGCGTCGCTCTCCGAGGCGAAGTGGCAGTCGCAGTTCCAGCAGAACCCAACATCCGAGGAGGGAGCCCTCATCAAGCGCGAATGGTGGCAGCGGTGGGAGAAGGAGGACTCCGCGGACTACAGTGCGATTACCACGTGGGGCGTCTTCAAGCCCGTGGAGCACGAACCGCCGGCCATGATACTTCTGGACGCGAAAAAGGGACGGTGGGATTTTCCGGAACTGAAAAGGATCGCGTACAAGCAGTACAAGTATTGGGAACCCGAGACGACCATCATTGAGGCGAAGGCGAGCGGCATGCCGCTCACGCACGAGCTTCGCCAGGTGGGCATTCCCGTTATTAACTTTACGCCCTCAAAGGGAAATGATAAGCATACAAGAGTGAACGCGTGTTCAACGCTCTTTGAGTCGGGAAAGGTATGGGCGCCGAAGAACAGGTGGGCGGAAGAAGTTATTGAAGAATGTGCAGCTTTCCCTTATGGTGACCATGATGATTACGTGGACACCGTGACACAGGCATTGATGCGTTTCAGGCAAGGGGGATTGTTGGCGTTACCCGATGATTATCCGGACGAACCCGTTGAGCGTGAGGAGAGAGAATATTATTAATGGCAAGGGAAATACCAATTAGATCCGGCGTGGAAGAGGATATAGTCGTTGAGGAATCAGCGAACGTAGAAATCAAGGCTCCCGGAGAAGAGATACAAGAAGACATTCAGATGATGGAGGACGGCTCTGCGGTTATTAATCCCGGTCCGATGACCCCGGCACAGGGGGAGTTTGGCGTTAACCTCGCTGAAATTGTTCCCGAAGGGGAACTTAGCACTTTGGCCAATGACCTGTTCGGCAATTACGAAGAGGATCGTTCCAGCAGGGGAGATTGGGAAAAGGCCTACGTGGACGGTCTCGATCTTTTGGGATTCAAGTACACAGACAGGACGCAGCCCTTCGCGGGCGCGAGCTCCGTCACCCATCCGCTTCTGGCGGAAACAGTTACACAGTTTCAGGCGCAAGCCTACAAGGAATTACTCCCTGCCGACGGGCCGGTGAGAACACAGATAGTTGGCGAAATAACCCCTGAAGTCCAGGAACAGGCCAACAGAGTAAAAGACTTCATGAATTATCAAATCATGGATGTCATGGAAGAGTACGATCCCGACATGGATCAATTACTCTTCTTCCTCCCGCTCGCTGGCAGTGCGTTTAAGAAGGTCTATTATTCAGAGCTTAAACAACGCGCTGTCGCCGAGTTTATACCAGCCGAAGACATTATTCTTCCCTACCTTACAACCGACATTCAGTCGTGCGAACGCGTTTGCCACGTGGTTACCATGATGGACAACGAGCTTCGCAAGAAACAGGCTTCCGGTTTTTTCCGGGACATTGACATTCATCCGTCCCTGCCGACTGACAGCGACATTCAGAGCAAGTACAACCAACTCGAGGGAACGAACGAGGAATCCATGATGGATACCTATAACATTCTGGAATTCCACGTGGATCTGGACCTGGCGGGATTTGAAGATCCAAGCGGCGTTAAGATTCCCTACATTGTCACTATTGACAAGGGGTCAACTAAGGTATTGTCCATTTATCGTAACTGGAATCCCAATGACCCGACTAAAAAGAAAAATCAGTATTTTGTTCACTACAAGTTTTTACCTGGCCTTGGCTTTTACGGCTTTGGCCTTATCCACATGCTCGGAGGTCTCTCAAGAACTGCGACA